AGGGTGTTCATCAAAAGGAACCGTCATTAGCTTTCTGCCTGTATTAGCATAACTAAATGTTCTATTGTCTTTTGATAAATCTATAAGACCAGCTTCTGTTGCTCGAATACCTATATTACGCAAATGTACATTATCGTCATTCGCTAGTTCTATGAACAAATAAGGATTATTACGTGCAAATACAAGCAAATCTCTTTTAAGCTCCTTAGAACTCATCTTAGATACTCCTGAGCCTAATTCTACGCGTAGTATTGCTTCAGCTTGATCAATATCCATTTGTGTTGCCATGTTCATTGCTTGCAATTCAAACTCTATGCTTTGAACTTGGTTTTGTGCAATTACTTCTGGCTTATATTCTTTAATAGTACCGTTTTTTATTGCCGGGTGGTATAAAGATAATAGTTTTTGTAAAACAACATTTTCTTTAGGTACAGATAGCTGACCGTCTCTAAATACAATGCGGCCTAATGTAACCGGCCCGTTTTGCTCGTCTACAAAGCAAGACTGTTGATTTGTAGCATATCTTAATTCTCTATTATAACCTTTTTCTTCGTCAAACCAAAGCAAAGATACATTTTTAGAGTGCCTAGTTGGTAAAGTATAAATTAAAGGCCTTTTAGTAGAAGTTAATTCATAAAGTCTATTTTTATATTCCCATTTTGGTTTAGCGGGTTTAGTAGGCATTGGAGGTGTTACATAAGTTTCTTCTCCAATATTTACAGTAGGTGCTTCTACTGCTACAGGCGTTTGTTTTTTAGCCGGTGCCTTTTTAGCCGGCGCTTTTTTAGCTTGTGCCATGATATAATATAATTAAATAAATAAATAATGCCTCCGGCCGAAACCGGAGACAATATAAGAATGTATTATGATTTCAATAATACGAAGTTGTTAGCTGCTTGACAAACCAAAGCTCTTTCTGATAAGAAGTGAACTTTCATTTGATCTTCAGCACTAGTAAAGTTACCACCAACTGAACCAGTTACCCAAGACTTCAAACGACGATCTTCAGTACCTGTAGCACGGTAACGTACGTGTAAGAACGGACGTGTTACATTTTTACCTAAAAGTTCGTCATAAACTGAAGAAGTACCTGCAGGAATAAACACACCTTGAACAATATCATTAAGTCCACGAGTTGTTGAATCGTTTAAGTATTTCCAGTCAGACTTATAGAAGTCATAAGAACCGCGACGGAAACCTGAGAAACCTAAGTTTAACGCAATTTCTTCGTCGTTTTCAAATACACCGTAAGATGTACCGCCTACTCCGTAAGAATTTTGAGCAGCAAGCATGTTGTCAAGCTCTAAAGATTTAGCACGATTTAAGAACATCATGTTTTCTTCAATAGAACCTTGCTTGTCTAATTCTTTTAGAATATCATCAAAGTCAGTAGTTAGACCACCTGCACCGTCAAAGTCAGTACCTGTAAATACGATACCTCTGTCTTCAATCGCTGCAAATAAACCTTCTGAACCGCCTAGCTCAACACCAGCACCAGTAATACCAGTATTGCTAGCTATTTCTGATTCGATCATTGCCATTTCTAGTTGGTCTTCAAAACGCATACGCGCTTCGTTTTCAGACTTTAAGTACCAAAGGTAACCACCAGCGCCGCCTTCTGTAGAAACTTCTACCCAACCAATTTGAGCAACATCAGATCCATCAATAACATACTTATCACGAAGAATGATAGGCTTATTGTTGAATGTGTTTACTTTAGCTTCGATAGAATTTCCAGACTCGCCAGAACCTTTTGCAAATTCAGAACCGTATACAAATACAGAACATCCAGTAGTACCGTCAGCTCCAACACTTGTTAAATCATCTGCAGTATAAGGCTCTACGTGAATATCAGTATCTGTACTAGATTGACCCATCACACGACACTTAAGTTCGTTACTTCCTTTAGAAAGTATAAGAGTCATACCTGTTGTAAAGAAGTCGCGGTTAGCTTTGCTAGCAAAACGTAAAGTACCACCATTGTGTACTATACTGTTAATTGTAGCGCCACCGTCGGCATCTTCAATTTCTACATCAGTAAAAGAAATGTGCAAACGACCCTGCTCAGCCCAAATAACGCGGTCTGAAGCCATTGGCATTTCTGCACCTACCATACGTAGGAATCCTGTTACTGTACGCTTACCGAAACGCTCTACTTCTTTTTCAAGAACCTCCGGTAATTCGTGAATACCAAAGTTCATTTCGCTAAGATTCAAATAATTGTCACCTGAAACTGTTTGTTCAGGACGCGGAAGAATTCCGCTTGGGAAGTTAGTTCCCGTTACTTGTGTTGCCATTTTTAATTATGTTTAAATGGATTATTTTTTAAAACGTGTTTTTAGCTTAGAGCTGTCTTCACCAGGTGTAACAACACGCATAGACCAACCATTCTTTAATGTAGCTTTGTCATGAGCCCCTCTCGGATCCATTTGTACATTTTTAGATTTTGCCACACTATTTTTTAAAGCATCAGCTTTGCCTTGCTCATAAAAATGTTGCGCTACCTGATCTGCATTCATAGCTGTAAACAATGACTTATGATAACCCTTAGCATCTGACATTTCTCCTCTTTCATTCAAGAACTTCTTGATAAAGTTGTTAATGTCGCCTTGAGTTTCTTTAATCGCGCTAGCGTTTTTAACTTTAAACCTGTACTTTTTGTCTCCAACTGAATAATCGAAACCTTCGAACTTATCTGTGAAAACTTTACTTGTTTCTTGTTTAAAACGATTTAGCTGTCTTTCGGCTACTTTAGCAGACTCTTCGCTTTCTTTTGTATAGCGATTGAAAAAATCTACCGCTTTTTTCTGTTCTGGATTTAAGCGTGATCCCGCTTTAATCTGATCGTAATATTTATTTTTAAGACCATCTAAATGATCTTTAGCTTTTGATAATGTTTGTTTACGCTCTAACTTTTTACGTCTTATTTCACGCTCATCGTCAACGTCTTCATCGTATGAAAACTTATCTTCCATAAGAAAACTTATGTCTTCAGGATCTAAACCAGGATTAGTGTTTTGGTAATATTCACGTAATAACTGGTCTTCGTTTAAAGATGCGTAATCTGTATTTAATTTTACATAATCTTCTAAAGTACCGCCTGTTTCATTCATAAAGTTTACAACTTTTTGAATATTTTCAGGTAGCTCTACTCCGGCCTCTTTAGCTTCTTCAATTGCTTCTTCAACTTCTTCTTGAAGCTCTTCAACAACTTCTTCAACTACTTCGTCGGTTATTTCCTGTAGTACAGGTTGTTCTTCTTGTTCTACCGCTTGCTCTTCAACAACATCTTGATTGCTGATACTTTCTCCGGCAGTTTCTTCATTTGTCTCCTGCTCGTTTCCCTCTCGAACTCCTTCGCTAGTTTCGGATTCGTCGCGTACAGGAACCTCATCTGTGCTTTGCTCTTGAACGGCATCTTGTGTATAATCAATTTTTACAGTACCGTCTTCTTTAACCGATACTTTTGGTTCAGTATTCTCACTCATGATAAAATATTATATAATTATATATTGTTATTATTACTTAGGTTACAAACTACCTAAACCACCGCTTGACAATATGTCGCCTTGTGTTGTTTCAAAGTTTTGCGGTGGGCTATTTTCTTTTCTTTGTCTTATAAGCTCGCTTTGTTGCGTAGCTTGTATTTTTGTTCTTTCGTCTTTACGATCTTCTTTTTCAGTAATTTTTTGTTTAGCTGCATCAACCTCTATACCTTTAAGCTGCATGTTGTATTGGAACTCTAAAGCCATTAGCTCTTTTTTAGTTTCAAAATCAGCCGCCATTTTTTGCGCTTCAAGTTGTGCTTTTAATTGTTCCATTTGAACATTAATCTGCAAGTTAGCTTGATTCTTACGTATTTCAGCTTGCGCTGCTACTTGCTGTGATTGTGCATTAGATTGAGCTTGAACTTGTATATTTTGTTGCTGCATTGCTTGATCGCGCTCTAACTTTTTACGTCTACGCAATTTAAGAACTTGATTAGCTAACTTTACATTTTTAACTTCTCTAATATCTATAGCATCGTCTAAATCAATTAAACCTGCTGATAACGCTGTTTGTATATTGTTTTCTAATCTGCCTTTTTCTTCATCGTCAGGAGACAATTCTAATGTTATCCCAAAATCATGCAAATACAATTCAGACAGCTCTTCTAATATACCCACATTAAATCCACCTATTTTTTGTATAAGCGCTTCTTTAGACGGGCTATATTCTAATATATCAGATATTCTTAATGATAAGTTTTCCGCTAAATCAGATGTTAAAAATAATCCTGAATCAAGTATATGTCTAGTTGCGGTGTTTGAATTTGCAGCTGCTAATTTTTGTACACCAACTAAAGCTCTTGCGTCAGGCGTTGAACCGTCTCTAGCCTCATTTAATCCGGTTACGTCTCTTATCATCTGCAAGTAATAATTATATGTAGTAATAAGAGTTTGCAATTTAGCGCTACCTGCACCTGTTTGCAACGGCTGAATCGGCACTTTACCTGGATTAGGGTCGCCATCTTGCGTAAACGAGCGTCCAATAACAGAACCCGTTTGAAAGAACATGTTAAGTGCTTCTTGCGGATTATAATTTGTACCGTTGCCTAAATCTATTTCAGCTAATCCGTCTGCATCAAGATAAACGCCGTCAGGAATCATTTTTTGTAATACCTGCTGTATCTTTAAATGCGTAAGCTGAATCATATCCGCAAAACCTGTACATCTGCTTACTAAAGATTCTATTTTACCTTTATACATTCTAGGCGCTACAATACTATAGTTCATTTTAACTTTAGTATTATCGCTTTTAGGTCTTATCATATTTTCACAAAGCTCCCATCTTAAAAGCATTTCGGTTCCAACAACCATTGCTCCATCGTAAAGAACTTCTACGGATCTTGATAGTTTACCAAACTCTTCACTGTCTGATGGCGGATTATATGTATCGTCGCGCTCTATAGCTTTATCTGCGCCAGTTGAAGTCTTTTTAGTTTTATATACTTCGTTCATATAAGTTTTATAATTAAAGTATAAAACTTGCACAGTATTTTCGTCTCTTTCTCTAGAATCTATATAGTTTCTAGTATTACCCATTCTATTATAGCTACCACTAGAATATGTTATCTTTTTTAAATCATCATTTGTTAAATGCGGAAACTGCTTTTTTAATTCGTTTACCGGAATATATTTTACTTCGCCAACATAGTATATGTCTTCAAAGTACGGAGATTCGCAATAAGAATACACGATACTAGCAGGATCTACATATTCAACAACAACGCCTTGCTCTGTAGAAAAATAATTTCTAACAGCACCAATGCCTATAGTTGCTAAATCATAATAAAACTGTCTTTTAATTAAATCGTAGTTATTACCATCAAGTAATGTATTGATTGCAGTTTCTTCGGCTAGCTCTATACCTTGCTTATATGATAGTTGCATATGCAGCTCTAATTCTTCTCTAGAATCAGGAAGAGTTTCTGGATCGTTTTGATAAATATTAAGATTAAAAGCGCCTTGAACGTAATCATTAAATTCTCTTGTTTGCATATCGCGAACAATAGATTCCATGTATTCGGTTCTTTTATTTATACCAAAAGCATCTTGCGAAAAAGCTTTAATATCAAATGATCTATCTGCAATACCGTTAACAACAATATCAACAAACTTAGACAATATAGGTACAGGCTTCCAATCTAAATTTAAATAAGATAAATCGCCATTAATAGATAATTCATCTTTATATTTTTGTATAGCCTGCTCTCCGCGAGCATATAGCCTTAAATTATGAAATGTATTTTGATTACTTTTATATCTTGATGAGCCTTGGTCATTAGTAAACCATTCTTGCTGAATAGCTCTACCAACCTCCATGCCATATTTATCAGACATTTTCTCAGCGTCACTAACAACTTGGCTTGGAAAGTAATTTTGATAACTCATATTATTATTTTATTATTTTTGAAATAGATCCTTTTTGATCGTATTTAGCCATGCTAAAACTTAATTTTGTTTTTTCTTGTTTAGCAACTGGTCTATATAAATCTTTATGACAAGCCATTATCGCGAGCCCAGAGCTAATTGACGCGTCATATTTGGTTCTGTTGTTTATATCAAACTTAGACCAATCATTAAGCGTATTATTAAAATACATAGCACCATATTCGCCCTCAGCTATTAAGCCAACATGGTCATTAATGTACATTTCGATTGCAGCAGCATGTGCTTGCTTCATATCCATGCTAGAGTTTGGCACACCGCCAATTTCTTTTTCAGTTACGGAAAGCTTGTTCCATAATCTGTCAGGCCGGTTCATCGAATAACCCCTGTATCCTCTTCTTTTAAAATGATACAATAACCTAGGTTTGTTATTCTCAGCGAGTATTGGCATTCCGTAAAACACACATGCCATTAGCACGTCTTCGAAAAATATCTCTGCTGTTTGAGGCCTAGCTATATATTCTAAAAAGAATGAGCTAGGTGGTGCATCTTCCATTGTAAACTTAGTAAGTCCGTGTAATGCACCTTTAGAGCCCTTGCCGTCAGTCGTTCCTGAAATATCGTAACTATCACAGCCAAACGCACCTACATGCTCGTTAGCTGGATATTTAATACCATTTTTAACAATACATTTATTTTGCAAATGTTCCCCAGGAATCCATGATACATTAAATCTACCCTGAGGTGTTGGCATAAAAATAACCGAAGTATCTTTTATACCGTTAAACCATTGAAAATTACCTTGCGTTATAATATTACTATTACGCAAATCTTGGTTATAATCAATCTGTTCGTATATTTTTGTTAAGTTAAATATACTATTTTTAGTTTCGTCTCTAAAAGCATGATCTTCTGTACGAGGAAACTGTCTATAATATTCGTTTAAAGCGTCTTGATCTTGCCTAAGGCCTTCAACTTCATTTTCCCAATAATCTATTACACCTTGCTCAATACTATCACCTAACGGATCTACTGTTTTTTGTTTAGGATTATAAAATACTGGCTGCCCATATTCATCTATAAAACCTTCGTAGTTCCATTCCATAGGTATAAACAAAGAATATAAACCAGACTTTGTTTGCCCGTTAGAGTTGCGCTTAGTTACATTAGAATCGTTATATAACTTTTTAAAATTATCGCCGCCTTTATCTAAAGCATTTGATGTTGAACCCATCATGCACTTACCTATAATACGCGCACCAAGTCTTAACGTTGTTTTGGTAACTCGCCAGTTGTTGAGGATATTATCCGGTCTTTCCCATTTACCACTTTCGTCATGCACAAGCAGCTTAAGCTTTTCGCCATCGTAAGAGTTGTCACCAGTGTTTTTCCAGTCAATTGTTGTATCAAGTCCTTCAAGCTCTATTTGCTTTTTTTGCGACTGTATCGATTTTCTAGTGAGCTTAGAAGCTGGAACTCTATAAGCAAGTTCGGTTTTTGGCCTATCCATACCGTCCTGGATAGGTTTGAAGAAAAACGGATAGTTAACTGAGATGGGTACAACTTTGTCTGTAAACATTTTTTTCGCATCACTACCTGTTTTTGATAAGATACCAAATCTTGCGTCACTTGATATGGTCGCCATGTTGACAGTTTCACCGGATGCCATAAACGAAAATCCACTCCGTCTGTTTTTAAGATAGCACATTCCGTAGCTTCTTTTATCAGCTTTACATGCTTCCCAAAATATAAAGAAGAGTCTATTCGCTTCTCTATAGTCAGGGTGTCCGACATCAATCTTTGACCATTGCAAGTACATGTAATGAGTACCAGTAATGTAAGTTGGCGCATCCTTGTTGTAAAACCAATAGCCACCTTCTCGTCTGTTAAATTCTTCATCAATATAACCTTCCCAGCGTTCTTTAAATTCTTCCGGGTAGGTTTGCCAATCAAATATACTCTTAATATTTTTAAGCTCTTTAGGATAGTCCGAAACAGTCCATTTGTTAGGTCCCTTTTTTAAGGTTTTAGGTTGAGGTGGTAAAGCAATACATAAATTTTGTATTTCAATAATCTCGCCTATCTGACCTGTTCTGCTTATTACAATAATATCGTGCTCTTTATTATACCCGTATTCCCACGACTTAGATCTATTTAATCTATTTATAGTTGTAAACTTTATAGGCTCTACAACTTTTACAAGATCTTGCTTGTACATTATTTAGATCTTTTTTCCGCAAACCCAGAAAATGTTTTCTTTTCATCTTCTTCTTTAGGTTTGTTTTCAAGTATACGCTCTTCTTCCTCAATACGTGTAAGTATTTCAAAAGCATCGAATATTGCTAGCTTTTTAGTTGCTGCCGCATTTTTTAATCTATCAGCAGATACATCATCTTCTGTGTTAGTAATGATTTTTTCTTCTGCTACTTTAATTAATTCATCAACTGCTTTGCGACCAGCTAGGATTATATTCTTTTTCGTCTCCTTGATATTCATATTTAATTGTAATGTCTTCAGAGCATACCCGATACAGTCTTTCCTGCTCTATATTAAATTCGTATTCCATTCCAGGCTTAAAACCTACTAATTCATTTTTCTTAAAACCCTCATCGGCGTATTTTATAATACCTATACAAGGTCTTTCTTTATGCTCTGAAAAATTATCTTCATTTAATAAAGGCTTTATAAAACAATAACCCTTAACGCAATGCCATTCATTTTTTCTTTTATAAGCATATATTTGATCTGGTTGAACAAAAAATGAATTTTCTTTATAATAAGATCTGCTATTTTTTTCGTCACCTCTAATGTCGCGCATACGGCGAAAAACATTATGGTGTAATATTACTTCGTCACCTACTTTTATTTCTGTAGTAGAAGCAATAGGCAAAGCATTTACAATACCGTGCCTACTAACATATTCATGGTTTTGAACTTCTGTATTTAACAATAACTCTTTACCGCTTATTTCTTTTTTAGATGACGATCTAGACATTTTTGGAGATACTATAAAGTTAAAAACACTTTTCATCACCAGTTTAAATTGTATTCTACAGATATCGCCATGTTTTTGTTAAAGTCTTTCCATGGCATTACTTCGTTGTTTTTTTCAATATAGATAGAATACTTATCTTCTTCTTCTATAATGTTAACTATATTATGACCGCCATACACTTCTTGCCCAACGGAATAGTGCATTGCATCATTTTTATAGTCCTTACCAATTGTTATTTTTCTAATTAGTTGCATTGGTAAGCCCTCCAGTCATTATATCAATTTCTTGACCGTCATATTTTTTTTCAAGCAGCTGCTTTTCCATACGCAATTTACTAATAAGCC